ACCTTTGGTACAATTGATTTATTAAGTGGTGGTTTTCCAGAATCATTCACTACAAAACCTGAATTTGAGGTCATTATACCACCAAAAGGTGGTCATGGGAGAGATATTTACAAAGAACTTGGAACTACAAGAGTTTTAGTTTTTTCTCAAATTAAAAATGATGCAACAAATCCAGATTTTATTGTTGGAAATAAAGTCTCTAGAATAGGATTGATTTCAAATCCACTTTCTGCAGAATCGGATGAAATTTTAGATAAAAATCAAGCTAGTGGTTTAAGTGCTATTAGATTGATTGGTGTTAATGATCCCGATGACTTTAAAAATGCATCTTTTGAGGCAAATGCAGAAATAACTCAAACTATTGGAATTGGTGTTACCGCTGTTGGTAAAGTTGTATCCTACAATAAAAATACTGGAGTTCTAAAATTTACTCAAGATAGGACAGAACATGGTTTTGATTATAATTTAAATCGTTCCAGCGATGGCACTTATGGAAATGAAAAATTTTCCTTTACTTCCGATCTTCTTGATGGTGGTTCTTTGGAAATTTTTGGTTCAAATCAAATATTAGAAATTGATATTGATTTTAATGGAGATTTATTAGTCATAAATAATCAAAACTATTTTCTTGGGCAGGATTTTATTGATGGAGTTTCTGGTCCAGAAGTTAAAAAGTATTCTGGAGATTTGATATACGTCGATAATCGACCGTCAATTACTAGATCTTCAAGTCAAAGAGAAGATATCAAAATCGTATTGCAGTTTTAAGAATTATGCCACAACTTACCAATCTCAACACCTTTCCATATTTTGATGATTTTGATAAAGATGAAAATTATTATAAGGTCCTATTTAAGCCCGGACAACCAGTTCAAGCTAGAGAACTAACTACATTACAATCCATTCTTCAAAATCAAATTGAAAAATTTGGAACTAATATATTTAAGGAAGGATCTGTAGTAATTCCAGGAACTCTTGCTGTTAGATCTAATCAATACTTTATTGCTTTAGAAGAAACTTTTGCTGGAGTAGATGTTACTCAATACATATCCAATCTACTAGATGTAGAAATTAGAGGATCTCAAAGTGGAGTTAGAGCAAAAGTATCAATTGTAGTTGAAGATGATGATGTATTGTTTGTAGATATTTCTAACTCTGGTTTTGATATAGATAGTTCTGATTTTCTTGTTGGTGAATCATTAATAGTTGATGAAACAGTAAACTTAACTGATTCTGAAATATCAATCTTTACGGAAGGATCAGAAATTGGAGTTATTGAATCAATTGGTTTTGGTTGTATAGCAAAAATTACTGAAGGTGTTTTCTTCTTAAGAGGTTATTTCGTAGAAGTTCCTGAACAAACAATTGTAGTATCATTAGACGAAGCAGAACCAACATGTTCTGTTGGATTTGCTGTTGCTGAACAACTTATCGATTCCTATGATGACGATTCTTTGTTTGATAATTCTCAAGGTTTTGTTAACTTTGCAGCTCCTGGTGCAGATAGATTAAAAATATCTGCAGATCTAACTTCAACTTATCTGGAAGGAGGATTTGAAGATACTCCACAGAATTTTGTAGAACTTGTTAAAGTTAGATCTGGATCAATTATATCTTCAAAGGTTGAAAACCCACAATTAAATATTCTTGGAGATGAATTAGCAAGAAGAACTTTTGATGAAAGTGGTCATTATTATGTAAAACCATTCTCACTCAATGTTAGAGATTCTGCAAGAGATTACAAGGGAAATAATGGAGTTTATAATTTTGATGAAGTCAATGCCTTTGGAGAAACACCTAGAGATGATTTTGGCGTTTATGATATCTCTGATGGAAAGGCATATGTATTTGGATATGAAGTTAATATGCTATCCAATACATTATTGGATTTCAGAAAGCCAAGAGAATTAAAAGATTTTACTGGAGAGGCAGTATCTTATGTAACTGGACCTACATTATCTCTTACAAGAGCATTTGGAGCTCCTAACCTTGGACTCTCAACTTCATATACAATTTCTCTGAGAGATGAAAGAGTTGGTTCTGCACAAACTATAGCTGCTGGTAAAGAAATTGGACTAGCAAGAATTTATGACTATGCTTTAGAATCTGGAAGTTATGAAACTACAAATTTAGATGCAAACATTTGGGATTTATCTCTATTTGATATAGTTCCATTTACCGATCTAATTGTCAATGAAAATATTGAATTTCTACAAACACCAACATTCATTGAAGGAAAAGCAAGTGGTGCTGTAGGATTTTTAAGATATGATGTTACAAATTCTGGAATTATAACTGCTTATAATGTTAGGGGTAATTTTATAAAAGGAGAAGAACTTATTTTTGATGGAAATGATTCTGATAGAGTCACTACTGGATCAACAACTTATAGTATTTCTAATGCTAAATCGGTTTTTGCGGAAAGTGGGATTAGTACTTTTTCTGCAGATATAAGACAAAAACCTATACTTTCTTTAGGTCCATGTAAAATTGATGGTTCTGGAGTAGTAACACAAGCTGGTCGTGATTTTACAAAAGATTTTGTAATAAATGATCTAGTTCAGTATATAACTCCTGGAGGTTCTAATCCAACCATTAATAGAGTAAGTGCAGTAACTTCGGATAACATTACTCTAGCGGCAGTAGAGAATGTAACTGGAGTTTCTATAGGATCTGTATCATCCGCAATCGATTCTATCGATATTGTAAAAATTTCAACAAACTTATTAACCAGTGATGCTGAAGATGGTAATTTTCTATTCACACAGCTACCTAAAGAATTTGTTGCAACGATAGATACAACTGATAGTGAAATAAGTTATCGTAAAATATTTAATACAGAAATAGTTTCTGATATTAGTGGAGGTAAAGTTACAATTTTTCCTTCCGATCTGGAAGATAATGAAACATTTTTACCATTTGATGAAGAGAGATATATTCTAATTAATGAAAATGGCCAAACCGAGGTATTAACTTCTGACAAGTTCACTATCACTAGTGGAAGTAGAGAACTTATTATTAGAGGATTATCTACAATAGGTACTGCGGTTTTAATTGCTACATTGAAGAAACCTGAAGCAAGACCAATAATAAAGGATAGAGTTAGACTCGAAAAAGTTATTGTCAATAAATCTTCACTTGAAGGTTCTGGTATTGGTGTCACATCATTAAATGATGGATTATTTTATGGAAACTATCCATATGGAACAAGAGTTCAAGATAAAGAAATTTGCTTACTTCGACCAGATGTAACAAATCTTTTTGCCATTTACGAATCTTCTACAAATGGGTTTGCAAGAATTCCACAATTAAACTTATCTAGTGTAGAAAGTTTTAATGGAAGTGCTGAAGATGCGTTGATTGGTGAAGAAATTTTTGGATCTAGTTCTGGATGTTTAGCAGTATTGGCAGATGTATTAGATTCTAATAGAATTGAATATATTCCAATTAATGGGAAAGAATTTGAATTAGGAGAACAAGTAACTTTCCAAGATACATCTGTTTTTGGAATCATTGGAGGTATTATTGAGGGTGATAATAATATCACCAATAAGTATACTTTATCAAATGGTTACAAAAATACAATTTACGATTATTCAAAAATAATTAGAAATAAGGACGAAATTGCTCCAACAAAACCTATTACTATATTTTATGAACATGCAGATATTGAAACTTCTGATACTGGATCTTTAATAACTGTAGATTCATACGTCAATTTTGATTATAAAGATATTGGAAACACAAATGGAATAAGACACTCCGATATAATTGATATAAGACCAAGAGTAAGTACCTATGTTATAAATGAAGGCGAAAGATCTCCGTTTGAATTTTTAGGAAGAAATTTTGAGGATAAAAGAAATAGAAACTTAAAAGTTCTTGCTTCTGATGAATCTATAACTATTGATTATTCAATATATTTGCCAAGGATTGACAAAATATATCTCAATAAAGATAAATTCTTCCAATTAAGTACTGGTGTTCCTTCAGAAACTCCAACAGATCCATTTCCTATAGAGGATGCAATTGAAGTCGCTCGTATATCTCTACCTCCATACCTATTCGATCCTTCGGATGCAAAATTAAGTCTCTCAACTTATAAGAGATATCAGATGAGAGATATCGCAAAACTTGAAGATAGAATTGAAAGTCTTGAGTATTATTCAACATTATCCTTACTTGAGCAGAGTACTTCTAATTTAGAAATTAAAGATTCTGAAGGAACTGATAGATTTAAATCTGGTTTCTTTGTGGATAATTTTACCACAACTACAAATCAATTAAAACTTGGACCAAAAAATAGTATTGATCCAGAGAATAATGAATTAAGGCCATCTTCTTACACTACAGAATTAGATCTACTACTGGGATCTACAGAATTGACAGGAGTTGGTGGTGAAATAGATCCAGATGCAGACCCAAGATATGTTACAGATCTTATTGGTGATAATATTAGAAGAAGTACAGTTGATCCTAATGGAACTCCTGGATCCGATGGCATGGGAGTTTTAACTCTTGATTATGAAGAAGTTGAATTAATTTCTCAAGATAATGCAACTAGAGTAGTTAATGCTGCACCATATCTCGTAACTTTCTATAAAGGAACAATTACACTCAACCCATCCTCAGATATTTGGCTTGAACAGTCCAGAATTGAAACACAAACTGTTGAAGGTTTGTTGGGTGGTTATTCTGTAACGAATGTTAGAGCTAAAGCAAAAGATTTAGATCCTCAAGCTGGATGGTCTCCAATTTTATGGGGAGGTTGGAATAAAGAGTGGACTGGATCCAAATCAAGGAAATCAAGAGTAACAGATAGTGATACTGTAACTAAAAGGGGAGTTAAGGCATCTGTAAAGACCACAATAACTTCGACTACAACTAAAAGAACTGGAACACAAACTCGAAGTGGTCTATCTACAAGAGTAAGAACTGTCCCAGGAAATAGTGTTAATCTTGGTGATAAAATTGTTAGTAGTAATGTTTCATCCTTTTTAAGATCTAGAAATATTGAAGTAATTTCTAAAAGATTAAAACCAAATACCGAATTTTATACATTTTTTGGTGGAATAAATGTAACACCATATTGTATCCCAAAACTTATAGAAATTAGGATGATTAGGGGTTCTTTTGAAACTGGAGAACTTATTAGAAGTAGGGGTCGTCGCCCAGGAATTACTCAAGATAAACCATATATCAGATTTAGAGCAGCTCTACCAAGGCACAAATATGGACCTTATAATGATCCTATTGATGGTTATTTTGAAAATCCATATACTGGAGTTGAACTTGCGGATGATTATTCAACTTCGTCAACAATTTTAAATGTAGATTTAACTTCTTTATGTTTAAAGGCGGAAGGAAAATATTATGGTTATATTTCTCCAGGAATGATTCTTACTGGTAAAAGAAGTAAGGCAAGAGCAATTGTAACTGATGTTAGATTGGTTTCTGATGAAACTGGAACATTATTGTCATCATTCTATATTCCAAATTCTAACGCAAGAACAGCACCTAAATTTAAAACTGGAAATAATACTTTAAAAGTTCAAGACAGCCCAACTTTAAGTGGAGTTGATGGGACATTATCATCTGCTGGCGAAAGTGTTTATTTCTCTCAAGGAACAGTTCAGCAGGTTCAAGGAACTATTATTTCTACAAGAAATGTTCAAGCAGTTAATGCATATACATTAGATTCAGAATCAATTACAGATGAGCAAACAACTATAACTAGTGTTGATGTATCTCTTAATGTAGATGTAATACCGCAACCAATTCCAAAACCACAACCACGTCCTAGAAGACTTCCTACAAGACCACCAGTTAGACCACCAGTTAGACCTCCTGTAAGACCTCCTGTAAGACCTCCTGTTGGAAGAAAACCAAGACCTAGACCTGCGGTTAGACCACCAACTCCTAGACCTTTTGTAGCTCCTCCAAGACCAGTACCAAGAGCAAGTCTTCCAGTACCAAGACCAAGACCAAGACCAAGACCAAAAGCTGTAATACCAAGACCAGTACCAATAGCTAGAAGACCAAGGCCAACCCCTCGTGTTGCTAGGCCGGTTCCTAGACCCGTAAGATCTAGAGATGATACTAGAAGGCCAAAACCAGCACGTAGAGTAGCTAGACCTATACCAGTTCCAAATCCCAGACCAGTTCCCAAACCGGTTAAACCAAAAGTTTTCCCTAAGGCAGTAAGACCAAGACCACAACCAAAACCAAAGCCAGTACCACAACCTGTAAGTCCACCAAGGGCAAGACCAAAGAAACCGCCCAAGCGTCTTCCTACGCCAAGGCCAAGACCAAGACCACTTCCAAAACCCAAGCCAAGGCCACAACCCAAGCCACAGC